ATTCAGATATTTCTAATCCTGCTATTACACAATCAGACGATGCCCCAATTAAGATCGATCTTAAACAATCGATAGATGCATACGGCATTGGCGTTCGCGGGGGAGTATTTACTCCCCAGCCGGAAGATGAGGATTATTTCAGAGCTTTGGCAAGCCTACCAGCAGCAGGAGAAGCCATAAAAAATGCATGGATTGAAGATGGTGGAGTACGTCGTCCAATAACACACCAGGTAGAAACAACTATTGCAGATTCAAGCACAGGCGCAACCACTGATGAGGGGGTAGATGATGTCGAGGAATAAATCATGGTTCCGCATGGCGGTTAAAAGCGATATCGCCGAGATCGAGATATTCGACGAGATAGATCTGTTCTGGGGTATCGGCCCCAAGGATTTCAAGTCGCGCCTTGATGAAGTGTCCGGGGCGAAGTCAATCAAGCTGAAGATCAACAGCCCTGGCGGAAGCGTATTCGATGGCATGAGTATTTATAACATGCTCAAGAATCACAAGGCCAAGCTTGACGTTGAAGTCATCGGCCTCGCCGCATCAATCGCGTCGGTAATTGCATTGGCTGGTCGCTCGCTTACCATGGCCGAAGGCAGCTACTTCATGATCCATAATCCGCTTACCGTCATGGTCGGGGATGCGGAGGAATTACGCAAGACCGCTGATTTGCTTGACAAGATGAAAGAGAATTTCATCGATATTTATGCCGAGCATTCGACCATGAGCCGGGAAGATATCGGCGCACAGATGGATGACGAGACCTGGTTGACAGCTGACGAAGCGGTTGAAGCCGGGTATGCTAGTGGGCTGTCGGACTACGGAGAGATTGCCGCCAGCGTACATGAGCGGGGCGTCGTGAATGGATTTACAAACATCCCCGGTAGTGTTAAGATGATTGATGACGAAAAGAATTCGAATCCACGCGAACTGGAAGGTATCCTGCGTGATGCTGGATACTCACGGAAAGAGGCGGAGACGATAGTGGCGGCGTCCAAGGCTGCCGGTCAGGGTGATCCTGATCCGGCGAATCAGGGTGATCCTGTGAAAGTGCCAGCGATAACACCGGCCATGCTGATACAAGAGATGGATCTGATGTTCGACAAGTGATGTCGAATCACCACGCACAAGATGCGTCAAAGGAGTAGCAACATGAATAGAGCAAAAATGCTCGCCCGCATGGGTGAAATACAGACCCGCAGGGATGAAATAAAGGCGCTCGGAGATGCGGCGACCGAAGCCGACGGCACCGAGTTCAAGGCCCTGCTCGTGGAGCAGGAGAAAATCAAGAGCGATCTCGATATCCTCGCCCGTTCCGAGGCGATGGACGTTTTCGCCGCCGCGCCTCAGCTCCTTCCCGCTGGAGTAATCGTCAACGGCCCGTCCGCAGAAGTCGCCAAGTACGACCTCGGCGAATACATGCAGGACATTTTCAAGGCGTCAACCGGGCGTGAACGGACGCCGCGCTTCGAGAATCTCCAGAAGAAGTTCAAGGCCGCCGCGACTGGTCTGTCCGAAGGCGTCCCGTCCGATGGCGGATTCCTCGTCGGAACGGAGATGATGACCTCCCTGATCGAGAAGACCTACGAGGAAGCCCAGCTCGCCTCCCGGTGCACCCGAAACCAGATCGGTGCCGGAGCGAACGGCGTCATGATCAACGGAATCAGCGAGTCCTCGCGGGCCGACGGTTCGCGCTTCGGTGGAATCCTCGGATACTGGGAAGGTGAAGCAGATGCCATCACCCCGACCAAGCCCAAATTCTACCAGGTCAACATGAAGCTGTCCAAGGTCACCGCCGCCTACTACGCGACGGACGAAGTGCTATCGGACGCGCCGTTCATGGCCGCGAAGGTCAACGAGCTCGTATCCAAGGAACTGGCATTCAAGCTCGACGATGCCCTGATTCGTGGCACCGGAGCCGGGCAGCCCCTGGGATTCCTGAACGCTCCCGCCCTCGTTTCCGTCTCGATAGAGACCGGACAGTCAGCCGATACCATCAACTTCGAGAACATCAAGAAGATGTACTCGCGCATGCCCGCCTACAATCGCCGCCGCGCGGTTTGGATTCTAAACGACGAAACCCTCCCGCAGCTCATGGGCATGACCCAGACGTCGGGCGTCGGTGGTCTTCCGGTATGGATTCCTGCCAACTCTGCGGCGGGCCAGCCGAATGATACCATCCTCGGAAAGCCGATCCTCTACGCCGAGCAGGCTTCCGCTCTTGGCGATGTCGGAGATATCAACTTCGTCGATTTCTCGCAGATCCAGCTCATCGAGAAGGGCGGCATACAGGGTGCCTCGTCCATCCACGTGGCGTTCCTGGCCTCGGAGCAGGTATTCAAGTTCGTCTACCGCGTCGATGCTCAGCCGCTGTGGAAGTCGGCGCTCACTCAGTACAAGGGCGCTGCCACGCAGTCCCCGTTCATTGCTCTCGCCGCCAGGGCGTAAGGAGTTCCAACATGGGTAAAGCATTCAACATTGCCGAAGAAGGGCATGTATCGTTCGGGTCTTATCCCATTGCGGCAACCGGCGTAACCACGCTGGATGCCATCAACATGGAGGGCTACTCACACCTTTCGGCCATAATCGGATTCGGCGCCACCAACGGCACGGACATCACGGTTACGGCTTATGAGGCTACTGATAACGCAGCTACGGGAGCAGACCTGCTCGCCTTCAGCTACTATCAGGAAACCACGGCATCGACCGATGTACTCGGGGCGCGTGTTCTCAATTCGACCACGGCCCTGGCGTTCGACAACTCGGCGACCTCGAATATCTTCGCGGTAATCGAGATCGATGCCTCCCAGCTTTCCGATGGTCACAACTGGGTAAATCTCACCCTGTCATCGAACTCGGATACTACGCCGTTCACGGTGGTATACATCCAGTCCGGTGCCAGGTATTCCGGCCCGGAGTCGCCGACGGTACTGTCGTAATTACTAGCCCCCCGGATGGAGTTCTGTCCGGGGGACGTTAACAGGGCCGAAGGGCCAAGAGGTACAACGAAATGAGCACGGCAAGCAAACTGGTAAACCATACTGGGGGAACCTCGCTTGTTTTCCATGAGCATGGTAACGAGGCGCGATGGTATGATGCCATCGGCACGAATACCCGCAAATGGGAAATGCGCTACGGGTCGGATTTCTCTGACAATATCGAGTATGCCCTTACGCTGGTCGGAACTACCCCGACTATCGCGCAGGGTATAACTGCAGGCAAGCGGGCGGCAATAGCAACGGTGGGCACGAACGCTGGCGACGGGTTGAACATGCAGCTCGTCGGTACTCCCTTCATCCTCGCCGCTGGATACCCGCTTTATTTCGGGTGCAGCTTCGCGCCGGACAACGTACTCGCCGATTGGCTTGTCGGGATGGGTACGCTCGATGACACGATGATCAATTCAAGCCACGCCCTCGCTATTGATGCCGAGTTTATCGGGTTCTACGGGATCGGGACGAACGCGGTCATAGCGTACAGCGAGATCCATACCGACACGGTAAGCACGACATGCGCCGGAGTTTCAAGCGCCGCGAGCCATATATACGAGTTCATCTATGATGGCGTTTCGAGCGTGAAGTTCTATATGGACGGCGTTCTCGAAGCGACTCATTCCACGTTCATACCCATCGGGGTATTGTCGCCCAGTTTCGTATTGCAGAACGGTTCAGCCGCTGCCCGCACCGGAACGATTGACTGGATGCGCGTCATCCAGCTGGCGTAAGGAGGTAGCAAAATGGTTCATTCCAAATACGTCAACGGATACCTGGTCTACTACGACGACTACGAGCATCGATGGCTAAAGGCCATCGGCCCCGCAGCCCGTGAATGGGAAATGCGCTATGGCACGGATTTCACGACCGCGAAAGAGTATACCAACACGCAGATCGGAACTTCGCCCACTACTCAGGGTATCACTGCCGGTATCCGTGCGGCAATGCTGACCACGACCACGGAATACCAGGGTGCACAGCTCCAGGTTGTCGGGACACCGTTCCAGATTGCGAGTGGCAAGCCGTTCTACTTCGGCGCCAAGGTATCGGTTGATCAGGCTACGGAAAGCGACTTCTTCGTCGGGTTGGCCGAGCTTGATACGACACTGCTCGCGACCTCCTCGGCCCATGCGCTGAACCATACCAACTCCGTAGCGTTCTTCAAAAAGGACGGAGCGACCGCTACCCTTGCCGGGACTGTAACGGCAGGCGCTACGGTTGCGGCGGCGTTCACGACCGGGGATCATATCTACGAAATCATGTTCGATGGAACCGCCATGCATTTCTACTATGACGCGAGCTTGGTATCAACGATCACGTCGGGCTGGCCGACCGTCGTGCTCTCGCCGTCGATTGCCCTGATGTCCGGTACTACCACCGCGCTTCATGGCCTCGTTTCATGGATGCGGTGTATCCAGCTTCCGTAATGAAAAGGAGACAGGGGAATGGCAGACATAAGGGATATCACCGAGGAGTATAATTCGGGTACCGTCCAGCCCCCGATCTTTCTCGACGGGTACGACAGTCTCTATCGTTCAGTCCAGCTGGCCCCGATAGTTGCCGGGGTTGGATACATTCAAGCCAGCCTGTCAACGCATCAGGCGATTCTTGACAACGAGGGGGAGTGGGTCAGCTGGCCAGCTGGATCGATTTCATCGGCATCGCAGGACACCATTGATCCGACTGTAACGGCAATCAGGGTATACCTGACATCGGGCGGGCTTCGGCTTGACTTGAGGCTCGTCTGATGAGGAAGATATGGGGTAAATCCGTTACCCCTGTCGGGTATCAATCCGGGCAGGGGGGGACGGTCACACAGGCATCAACTAAGGCCACCGGCGTAACCCTTGACAAGCCCTGCGGTACAATCACGATGAACGGAGCGGCCCTCAATGCCGGGGTAATCGTGTCCTTCGCGCTGACCAACTCTTTCATAGCCGAGGGTGATCTGATTGTCATCCAGCATGAGTCGGGAGGTACGCTTGGAGCGTATACCGTAGCGGCGAGTACTACTGCCGCGGGGTCATGCGCCATCAACTTCCGCAATGCCACGGCGGGAAATCTTACCGAAACGCCGGTATTGAGGTTTGCGATTGTGAAGGCAGTGGCGTCCTGATGCGTAAAATATGGGGCGGCAACTACCGGGTAAAGTTCACCTCGGATGGAGGTCTTGCCGTCCAGTATTTGAACAAGACAGGGGCAGGCTCTTTCAGAGGCGTTGCCTGCCTCTCCGTTTACAGATGCCAAGCATTTCTGCGAGATAGGCCATTGCCTTGAGACGAGGACGGGCGCGGGGCTGGCTCTCGTAAACCTGCATTTCAACTAGGAGTAACCGATGGGCCTTGTAATTTCAGTAGCGCCGACAATAGAACCTGTCACGCTCGCGGAAGCGAAGGCCCATCTCAGGCTCGATACAGGGACATTCGCCGACGAGATAGCATCAACAATCTGCATAGCACCGAACGCATGGCCGATAACGGCGTCATTCGGAATCATCGGGACAGGGGTTGACGTACTCAACAAATCCGCGCTTGTGCAGATAAGCACTGGAACCGTTGGCACTGGCGCAACCCTTGCCGCCAAGATACAGGAGTCAATCAATAATTCCACCTGGACAGACTGGACGGGGGGAACGTTCACCACGATCACCGCAGCCGGAACAAGCGAAAAACAGTACACCGGAGTCAAGCAATATATCCGAGTGGTCGGTACGGTCGCTGTCGATGCCATAGACTTCGGAGTATCGGTGATAACCGGAAACTACATGACCTCGGACGATACCTATATCAGTTCATTGATAACGGCGGCAAGGGAAATATGCGAGGCGTATCAGGCCCGATCCTATATCACGCGAACCTACGAATTGACCCTTGACAGATGGCCGAATACGAGCGAGCTGAAACTTCCCATGCCCCCCGCGGTTGCGATATCGTCGATTGTCTCAACGCTCGCCGATGCCACGACTTCGACATGGGATTCCGACGAATACGAACTTGACGCATCGGGGTTCGTCGGGAGGCTGTCGCCCGCCTATGGATATTCATGGCCGAGCGACACCTTGAAGGAATTGGCGGGGATAAAGATCACCTATACGGCGGGATGTGGCCTGACCGCAGCAACCGTTTCGAATAGGGCAAAGCAGGCAATCATGATACTCGTCGGGGAACTGTACGAGAATCGGGAAGATACCGACAAAATGCAGGCGTACAAGATGCCATGGGGAGTCGAGGCGCTTCTGTCGCTTGACAAGGTGTATTCGATATGAGAGCCGGACGCCTTCGCAAGCAACTAGCCATCTACTCTGTCATAAAGGCTGGCGGGGTATCGGGCGCTGAAACCCTTGTATTGTTCGGCACGTTCCCTTGTGAAATATCTCCAATGAGCGGGAAAGAGTACCAGGGGCTTGGAGGTACGGCGAACGCACTGACGCACAAGATCACCATGCGATATCTTCGGGGTATTACCGAAGCGCATATCGGGATATGGAAGGGCCGACGGTTCAGGTTTACGGCCGTCATAAATCCGAATGAAGCAAACCGTGAATTGCAGATCATCGCAGTGGAGACATAATGGCTACGATTGAAGATGCGATCAATACATGGATGCTCACACAGACGGCTATTACGGCATATATCGGCGGAGATGTCTACTTCGGATCGGTAGCCGAGGGATTGGAAACCGACCATATCAGATACCAGATGACAACCCCGAGCAACGAGCCGTATGCGTTCGGCACAACCGATACCGCGCAGCCCGAATTCCAGTTCGACATATTCAGCAAGAACGCGACCAGTTGCATAGCGATAGGCAATCTACTCGCCACGGCCCTGAACCGATTTACCGGATCATTGGCTACTGGGCTGAACGTCATCTATTCTGTCGCGGCAGGGCCGAGGGTGATACGTGACACTGACGAGCAATGGTGGCACGGGATAGTCTCGTGGGTGCCGGAGTATGAGCGATGATATCGTTGAACATCAAGGGCACTCTCGGGAAGTTCGGATACGAGGATTTACCCGTCGAGATATCCAACGAGATACTAAAGATCGCAACTGATACCGCTTACAGGGCAGCCGTCAAAAATGCGCCATACGATCCAACTCCTGACGGTATTCACATCAAGGAAGACTTGAAAACGTATTTTTCGGCGATGCTACAGGCTGGATTCGTGTTCATCAGATCGGCATACGCGAACATCGCCGAATATGGATCGAAGCATAGGCTCGCACATCCATATATCAGGCCAGCCGCGAAAGCCGCCCGGTCAAAGATGAAGTCTGTAATCAAGTCGTCAACCAAGACAGCAATAGCAAAAGAGAAGGCGAAACATGGCAACCGTTGAAGAATTACGGCTCCAGATAAAGGCCGACGTTGCCGATGCGGTAGCCAAGCTCAAGCAATACCAGCGGTCAACGAAAGAAACTCAAGAATCAAATACAACACTTGCCGTCACGTTCGCCAGGATGCGCGATGTCATGCAGGGGCCAATCGCCGCAGGGCAGATGGTCATCAGCGCGTTCAGGAAGATCAAGGCCGTAACTGATCAAATGGAGACAGCCTGGAACACGCAAGAGCAAGCGGTATCGAACGTCAACGCTGTATTGTTTGCTACAGGCAATGCCGTAGGAAAGACCAGCAAACAAATTCAGGATGCGGCATCAGATCTTCAACAGGCTACACTATACGGTGACGAAGCAATCCTGAACATGAATGCGGTACTGCTTGGATTCCGCAGCATAAAAGGCGATCAATTCGACCGTGTTACTGAATCAGTGCTCGATATGTCCACCATCATGGGAACCGATCTTGTAAGTTCGGCCAACATGCTGGGCAAGGCAATGGACGCTACAACCAAAGGCATGACCGCATTGTCACGGGTTGGATTCGTATTTTCAGAGCAGGACAAAGAGCTGGTCAAGCAACTCGAAGACTCCGGCGATATGCTCGGGGCGCAGGAACTCATACTCAAAGAGGTTGAAAAAGCATTCGGAGGCGCGGCAAAGGCGGCGGGTGAAACGGGGAGCGCCATCAAGATACGACTCGGAAACGCCATCGGCGATCTTAATGAGCAGCTTGGCCGGTCAATATCCAACAACATGAAACCGTGGCGTCTCGCATGGTTGGGAATGGCCGAGGCAATTGGAGCATCGATCAAAGCGCAGAATGATTTTACCGACGCCATGAACAAGGTAAAAGGCGGAACGGCTACCACTGA